CGCAAAAAGCAGTGTAAAACACTGGCTTTTTGAGTGTTTTGGTAAAACCGCCTCACCGATTCCCACGCCGTGCCACGCTGCAACCTCTCACGCCATGAAATTGGAAAGTGAGTAACAAGCGAAAAAGCAGTATAAAACAATGCTTTTATGAGATTTGGTAAAACGCGGTTGTGAGATTGTCTGTGATTTTATTGGGTTTTTTGCATGTTACCGATTGGCAGCAGATTGCAGCGCTGCCCGTGATTGGTTGAACTTTCAACTATCGGCAGCAGTGCGGGCAATGCTTGAGTGTTTAAACAATACGGGGCGGGGCGCGGGGCGATGTATGCAGCGCACGAGATTGTGCAGTTGTAACCGCCTGCCCTGCTAGTTCTTGCAATGCAGTGCAGTGCAGCCTGCCAAGCAGTGCCGTGCAGTGTTGCAAGTAGCAGTGTGAGGTGCTGTAAAGCACCCCAGGGTTTTTAAAACGCGTGCGAGTGTATGTATGTGTGTATACATACATAACTTTGCTAGTCCTCGCCCCCCATAAATGTGGCTCTGACCTGCACTTTTGCTGATTTACTTACTATTGTGGCGTAAATCACATACCCAAAAGTGTCCGATGAGGACCTTTTGGACACCTATAGTACTAGTGAGGAGGCGAAATTATCGGAGCCTCCGAACACTAACTGCGACCCTAAGGGGTCGCCCTAGTAGAAGCCCTAACCTTCGGCTTCGTTTGGACTTCGCCTTCGGTTAGGAGTTTAGCCCCAAGACTCCAAATACCCCGTCTTGGGAGATGCTATGGAAAGAAAACGAACTACCTCTGCTTCGCATAAAAGCGATGCTATCAAGAAGCAAATTATTGATTTTTTAATGCAGGGCTACTCTGTCCAAAGGGCTATGGATGCCGTGGGCAGGTCCGTCAAGACCTATGAGTACTACCGAAAGGTGGACTCTGAGTTTGCCACTGCTGTAGACAAAGTGCGGTCCATGACCGCTAGAGGCGAAATTGGTGGCTCACGAGGGGAAGTACCACCCTTCCCCGAATTCTCAGAGAAATACCTAGGCACACAGGTGTTTACACACCAACGCCATTGGATAGATTTATTAGAGGGTAGAGAACCTTCGGATGTACACCCTGCTATAACCTACGAGGTAGGGGCACCCGACTTATTGATTGTCAACACCCCACCAGAACACGCAAAGTCCACGACCATTACGGTCAACTATGCTGTCTATCGGATTTGCCAGAACCCTAATATCAGAATCATGATTGTGTCCAAGACACAGGCTATGGCACAGAAGTTCCTGCTCTCCATCAAGAACAGACTAACGCATCCTAAGTATCAGGACCTACAACTCACTTTTGGACCACCAGGTGGTTTTGAAAAGAATTCTGATTCGTGGAAGCAGGACCTAATTTACCTATCCTCAGAAGCACGCGACTCTGGCGAAAAGGACCCTACCGTACAGGCTATCGGTATTAGAGGGCATATTTACGGTGCCCGTGCCGATTTGATTATCATGGATGACTGCGTGGATAACACCAATGCCCATGAGTACGAAAAGCAGATTGATTGGATTCAGTCTGAGGTTATGTCCCGTATTGACGAAGATGGTGGCAAATTGCTACTTATTGGCACCCGCCTTCGCCCAAGGGACTTATATTCGGAATTACGCGACCCTATGCGCTACCCCGATGAAACTTCCCCTTGGACTTACTTTGCACAACCTGCCGTTTTAGAATTTGACGAGGACCCAGATAATTGGGTAACCCTCTGGGCTAAGACCAATATGCCACCAGTATCTGGTAAAGGCGTACCCGACAAAGACGGTCTATACCGTAAGTGGGATGGACCTGCACTTCTGAAGAAACGAAGTCGTCTATCTCCAAACCTCTGGGCAATGGTCTACCAGCAACAGCAAGTACATGAGGACTCAGCATTTCCATCTGATGCCATTAAAGGCGTTATCAATGGTGCAAGAAACATTGGTCGCATACCCAAGGGTAAAGCAGGGGTTAGACCCCAAGGCATGGATGGACTTATCGTTATCGCAGGGCTTGACCCTGCAGGCTCTGGTTACACAGCAGCCGTATGTCTAGCCATAGATATTTCTACACAGAAGCGCTATCTGCTAGATGTATCAAACAAAGCAGGTATGAAGCCTGACGAGATTAGAACTCTAATCAAAGACTGGACTGACCAGTACAAGATTTCTGAGTGGCGTATTGAGAAAAATGCTTTTCAAACGATGTTAACTCAGGACCGTGAGGTACGGGAATACCTGTCGTCACGGGGTGCAATTTTACGAGAACATCATACGGGTCAAAACAAATGGGACACGAACTTCGGAGTTGCATCCCTGACGACCTTATTCCATGGTTGGGAAGATGGCAATGCTCTTATTGAGTTCCCATCAACTCATGCCTCTGAAGGTATAAAGACTTTAATTGAACAACTCATCACCTGGTATCCAGATGCGCCAAAAGCGCAAAAGACAGATACCGTGATGGCGTTCTGGTTTGCAGAACTTGGATGCCGTGACCGTGTTGCTAATGCGAGAACTTATGCTCGCACGCATAACAGTCTAAGTATGTTCCATACTCCATACGATAAATCAAAGCAATACACAGTAACACTTAGCGACATCTATTAGAACAGGAGGTGGGTGTGCCACTTTCGCTTGACGAGATTAAAAACAACTATGAGCGCTACCGCCAGTTGTACTCTGACCGTGACACCCGCATGGAACAAGTACTTCTTGTTCGTAAAGGTCGTATGCGCGATGTATACCCAGATTTGTTCCCAGACGGTCCGTTTGAGAACCCAATCGTTGCGAATATGGTTGACATCTCAGCCCGTGACTTATCAGAAGTTATTGCACCTTTGCCTGCATTTAACTGCAATTCACCATCTATGGTGTCTGACAAAGAACGCAAGAAGGCTGATAAGCGCGAAGAAATCGTTAACTCTTATGTTGACTTCTCTGATTTACAAAGTCAGATGTTTACTGCAGCAGACCGTTATGTATCCTACGGATTCGTACCTGCTCAGGTTGAAGTTGATTTAGAAAACAACATGCCACGCATCCGCTTTATGGATTCGTATGGTTGCTATCCAATCATTGACAGATTTGGAAAAGTACACGGCATGTACCAGCGCATCAAGAAGCCATTGGCTGAATTGATGAGCGCATACCCAGAGTATGCACATTTACTGTATGACAAAGATTCTACAGACTCAATGTTGGAGATTGTTCGTTATCATGACAAAGACCAAGATATTCTTTTTGTCCCTTCAAGAAACAATATCGTCATTGACCGCACGGCTAATCCGATTGGTGAATGTCTTGTTCGCGTTGTTAAGCGACCATCCTTGGATGGCGAAACGCGAGGTCAATTTGACGATGTTCTTGCAATTCAGGTTGCTAAGGCTCGCTATGCGCTTCTATCTCTTGAAGCAGCGACTAAAGCGGTTCAAGCACCTCTCGTAGCCCCTCAAGATGTAAATGAGTTAGCCTTTGGACCAGATGCTGTTATTAGAACTGAACGACCTTCAGATGTTCGCAGATTGCCTATTGAGATACCAGCAGGTGCTTTTGCACAGCAGCAGGTACTTGAAGGAGAACTGCGCCTAGGGTCACGATACCCAGAATCCCGCACAGGAAACATTGATGCCTCCATTGTCACAGGTCGTGGCGTACAGGCTTTGATGGGTGGATTTGATACACAAATCAAGACAGCCCATGCAATGTTTGCTCGTGCCTTTGTAGAACTTCTTGGGCTTGCGCTCAAAGTTGACGAAAATGTTTTTGGAACTATGGAAAAAGAATTGCGTGGTACACGCAACGGAGTTCCATACTCAATTAAATACAAACCATCCCGCGACATTGACGGTGACTACACTGTTGATGTTCAGTATGGTTTGATGGCAGGACTTGACCCAAACCGTGCATTGGTCTTTGGTCTACAGGCTCGTGGAGATAAATTGATTTCCCGTGACTTCCTACGCCGTCAGATGCCATTCTCCTTCAATGCAACACAAGAAGAAGAAAAGGTTGACACCGAGGATTTGCGTGATGCAATGAAGCAGGCTATCGCTTCTTATGCACAAGCAATTCCAGCACTTGCTTCACAGGGACAAGACCCATCAGACATTTTGTACAAGTTGTCTACAGTCATAAACGAACGCCAGAAGGGTGCCTCTATTGAGAAGGCAGTATCTGATGCGTTCCAGCCTCAGACTCCCCCACCTGGCGCGATGACCCCTGAAGCAGTAAGTCCCGACATGCTTGGGCAACCAGGTGCGGTCCCGCCAGGTGCGGGGCAACTTCCTGAAGGTTTAAGTGCTACAGGTCGTATGGTTGGTGTCGCTCCAGGACAGATTGCTCCTGGCGGTCGCCCAGATGTTCAATCGCTTTTAGCAAGTTTAACGCAAAGAGGTGAACCTAATCTTCAGGCTTCCCTCATTAAACGACTACCAGTTGCGTAGGGAGGTGAACACATGAAGAAACTATCTGGAGGAAAGAAGCCGAAGAACCAAGGTTCAGCAGGAAAGGCTCCTACACAGAAACCGATGACTGCTAAGAAGGCTTCATCAAAGGGTGGCAAGACTTATTTCTCAAGCAACCCAAGCGGAACTCGCGGTTCACGCAGCAAGTAATTTAAAAACCTGAGCATGTTTTAAAACTGCTCAACAAAATTTAAATGCGCTCTTATAGCGAAAGGTAATCATGGCAAAGGCAAAAGAAAATAACTTCCTAGTATCTGGCACAGGTGGTGCTGGAACCAATGGACAACCTGCACGATACGCAGCAGGTATTGATAACGCACAAGATTTTTATGAATTGCAAACAGCACAGCCGATGGCTGGAGAAAATACCGCCAACAAACCATCGTATGCAGCCCAAGGTGCCATGCCAAAGATTTCACTAGATGGAATTGTTCCACTAGATGCTCCAACCCAGTACCCTGAAGAAGGCGTTGACACTGGTGGAGCGCTTGGACCTAACGCAGGCGAAGAAGTTATGGCAGCACCTGCCATGCTCAAAGCACAGAACAACCAAGACATTGCTCAACTTGCTGCATACTTGCCGTTTTATGCAAAAGTTGCAGAATCACCACGCGCCTCTAACGCAACTCGCAACTGGTATCGCTACATCCGTAGTCAGGTTGAAGGCTTAGAGTGAGTTGGATTGATAATCTAGGCAAAATGGCGAAGTCAGCAGTTGACTTCACAGGTTTGCCAGGGCTATTTAAAGACATTGCAACTGCGGGTAGCAACGATGACCCGTGGTACATAGATGGCGTTAACTTCGTAAAGAACACCGTTAAGGTTGCATCAACACCAGTTCGTGCTGCTGTTGGTGGATTGCTTGCTGTTGGTGAAGCATCATACGAATTAGGCGGAAAAGCACGCCGTCAGGGTGTAGAAGCCATCCTTGACCAGCCATTCATGTATAACAAGTTCAAGGCTCCAGGTGAGTCTTACGCAGATTACACACTTCGTGTAGAGCGTGAAAAAGAAAACATTTCTCTTGGACAGGCAACCCTTTCTGTTCTTTCTCCAGGTCGTAGCGCAGGAGATAAAAGCGGTTGGTTCCAAGAATGGACAGATAACAACCTTAGATTTCTCTCTGCTGGTTTTGATATTTTCAACCAAGAGGACAGAGATGCTGCGTTTAGCAACCAGTACATTGGAAAGTTCCTATCTGGTGTGCAAGATATTACAGCATCAACAATCGTTGACCCGCTAACCTTTGCTGGATTCCTTGGTAAAGGCGCTGTCATTGCAGCCAAGGCACCGATGCTTGACCAGATTTCTGGCAAAACAGCCCGTGCAGTATTTGGCAAGTTTGCAATGACTGAGGAGCGTTTAAACAACATCCTTACCCAAGCCCTTGAAGGCAAAGGTGAAGGACTTACAGATATTAGTTTTCTTGCAAACAGCAATGCTCGTGAACAGTATGAATACTGGCGCAAGAAGAAAGTTACAAACCCTGATGCCATGGCATACCTTTTTGGTCGTGCCCAGACAGAGCAGGATGTTGTAGATACTTTCCGTGCTGTTATGTACCGCGATGCTGAATCAGTATCCAAGATTGCATCACAAGAGCCTGAAGTTGCACTTGTCATGAACAATCTTAGCGATGTACCACACCAACATCGTCAATATCTTGAGGGCAAGACAGATGGAGATTTACTTACATCACCTGAGTACAATAAGGCTGCTGGCGACTACATCACTAAACTTACTGATGAAGCAAGCGATGCCTATGACCAGCGTTTTGCAGAGGCTCTCAACACAGCCCGCACAGGCGGTCAATTAAAGTATGGATTTAGCCGTGGACCTTGGGAAGGTAAACTGGCTCAAAAGTCACGCTCCAAAGCACAAGCAGTATTTGCTGAAGCAGATAGCGTAACTTTCCAAAAGACCAGCCTTCACCCAATCGTAAAGGTAGTTAACTTCTTTACAAAAGAACTACCAAGCGGTGTATTCAATGTCAATGATGGCGACTCCTATGTTGAGTTTAACGCCTTCTTGCGTGAAGCAAATGAACTTTCAGCAGGTCGCTTTGGCGCAGCAGGCGCTGCATTTGCGGATAGATACCTTGCTGCAGCCTCAACTGGCGAGCGCAATGCAATTATCCAGCAGGCAGAAAAGGTTGCTTTGGCTACCTTGTTCCCAAACTATGACCAGCAAACTATTGATAAATTGTACGCAATCTTTGACTATCGCCGTGCATCTCGCATCAAGCAGCACCGCGACCAAGGCTTTGTTTCTTATCTAGAAAATGGTCAAGTAGTTCATGCTATTGCGCCAGTTCTACAGCGTGAGTCAGCAAACACTGTCATCATTGCAGACTTGCGTAAACTAAAGCATGCCATTGATTCTCACGAAAGAATCCTTCCTGGCATCCTAGATGGACTTAATGTTGAGGACTTAACCTTCCGCACACAAAAAGGTCTATCTGCCCTAGCAACCATTAATGATATTTTCAAGACTTCGGTGCTTATGCGCCTTGGTTACACAGTCCGTAACATCACAGAAGCGCAACTATCTATGTTGGCTAAGGGCTTTGCCCTACCAGCAATGGTTGCAGCAGGTGGTTCAGAAGGCGTAAAGCGTTTCTTTGCTAATCGCAAAGTTGGTTTTAACCGCCTCATTGACCAAGTAAATGTTATGGCTGGTCGCTTAGACGATATTCCAACCATGCAATACGCCTTCATGTCAGAGGTAGACAAACTACGCTCTATTGACATGAGCCGAAAGCAACTTGCTAAGGCTGTATCGGATAGAATCCGTGATTTAGAAAACGATGTATTTAGAGTACGCCTTACTCCAGATGTTGGACCGCTTACTGCTGAAGATGAGATTCGTACCCTTCGTGGTGTGCTTGCAGACCTAGAATCTGTAACTCTCTACCACGGTAGCCCAGATGCAGCGTTTAAACTTGATGAGGCACGAGTGCTTGCAACATCAGCATCGCCATCAATCGCTGCTCGTTATTCAACTGGTTTTACTACACACTCTGCTGAGAATTATCTACAGACACCAACAGGTCGCCCTGGAAAAATCGGTGATGTTGGAGCAAGTTTAACTAAGGCTCGTAAGACTTTGCGTGAAGCGCAAGATAATCTTACTCAAGCACAAAAAGAATTACGCCGTTCTGGTCAGACACAATGGGATGTAAACCTATTACAGCAAACCATTGATGAGCAGAAAGCAATTATCAAGCGTGCAGGTGCTGCTGAGCGTTCAGCAGAACGCCGTGCTGCAACCCTTGATGAGGCTGCAGACAACCTACTAACAGACATGATTGCTGCTAAGAACGCAGGCAAGATTGTTGAAATGCGTACTCCAAGCGGATGGCGCAAGGTTGAATCTCTTGATTGGAACCAGATTCGCCTAGCCGAAGAAGGTGTACTTAAGGTAGAACCTGAGTTGTTCCGCCGTTCAGTATTCCGCGTGCAAGGCACAATGAACAAACCAACAGCAGTTCGTGTATATGGCGAGGCTTTGTACCTAACTAAGTGGACAGATATTCCAGTAGATTTGCGTGATGCTGCTTTTGCTGGCAAGGCTGCAAATTACAAAGCATGGGTTAAGTCCAAGGGTTGGCAGAACGCTGATGACCCTGTAACTAAGTACATGCGTGAAAAAGGTTTTGGTCGTGCAGTTGTACAAGATGATGCACTTGCTGGTGGCGTATCAAATATCGTATTACCAGAGGCAGTAGCATCCGCAGGGCGTAAGCGCTCTGTTGAACGCTCAATTACACAGATGCAAGAGCGTGCAGCAATTCAGGCTGCTGAAGATTTACCAATGCTTGACCAGCCAATGGCTACAGCCAAGCAACGCCGTCTTGCTCGTACTGCTGCTCGTAAGGCTTTGCGCCGTCAAGAAGCACCAGTATCTCCTTACTACACCAAGGAAAATGTAGATGCCATGATTAACAATGGCGTGGAAGATGCTGCTGAAAACTTGGCTCGCCTTTACACCATGTCACATGCGTATCTTGATGACATCTCCAGTCGTTTAAACGCACGGATTGGTCGTGCTGAATCAAACGCTATTAAGCAGCGCACTGGTTATGGCTTCATGAACATTGAGGCAGAAGGCTATAACTACGAAGTACCAGAAGTATTCCAAGATGCGACATGGTTTATGGGTCGTACATCTGCTGAAGATACTTGGAACGCCATGATTGGTACACAGGAAATGGCTTTCTCAACTGGTATCGGCGCTCGCACAGTAAGCACGGTCAAGAACAATGACCCACGCTACTTTGAGGCTTGGTCAAATGTTTTGAACATGCACTTCCGTGACCCTGAAACAGGAATCATGGACCCGATTGTTCGCAAGATTCTTGATGGTGAAACAGACCAAGATATTCTTGGTTGGTTGACTCGCAACTCACAGGGTCGTCTATACGCTAACGATACATACACCACACCTCGCCAAGCCTTTGGTTTGACAGCCCTTAAGGGTGGAGAGTTAGACGAGGACTTGCTAGAGAAAATTAACATCACTCGTGGAGCAGTTAAACTCTACTTGCCTGATGAAGAAACAGCCCTATTCTTTAGCACAGCAGGTCCAGATGGCAAGCCACTATCAGGTGGAGAACTACAGAACTATCTGCGTAATCGCTTCGGTGATAACCCAGAGAACCTGCCAGATATTAACGGACTCCTTGTTACAACAAGCAAAGAGTTCCGCGACCAAGAACGCCTCATTGACACCTTTAACCGCCGTGTAATGCGCTTCCTAGGTTCACTACCTGAAGATGTATTTGCTCGCCATCCATTGGCTAGAGCAACATATAACCGTCAGGTCAAGGTAAACATTGAGAACATTGCCAAGGCTAAGGGCACAGAGAAACTTACTGCTGAGGAAATTAACTCTGCCATTCGTGGCGCTAGAGAAGATTCACGCCGTGAGGTAGAGCGTACTTTGTTTACGATTGTACGCCGTACCCGTGCTTCATCTAGCCAAGTAATGCAGTTGCTATTCCCGTTCTATGCAGCCTTTGAAAACACTGCAAAGCGTTGGTCAGGTATTGTGGCTGAGAATCCACAGGCTGTAGCAACCGCAGGTCGTACCATTGCACAACTTGTAAATGGTCAGACTGTTATTGACCAAGATGGTAACCGTATTACAGATGCCAAGAAATTGGCAGAAGGTACATACGCTAACCTAGTCATTCAGGTTCCACAAGGCTTCATTGATTCACTGCCTAAGCAGTGGCGTGAAGTTGCCAATAATGCGTTTAAGACAGTCAATATCCCACTGTCATCATTAGATGTTATTACCCAAGGACAGCCTGGTAACCCAGGATTTGGTCCTTATGCAGTACTGCCAACCTATCTGATTCTGCGCAATCGCCCAGAACTTGAGGAAGCGTTTAAACCATTCTTCCCTGCAGGTATGCCACAGACTGCAACAGATTTATTTGCACCAGCAGCCTTCCGCCGTCTACGCTCTATGTGGACACAGGATGAACTGTATGTCCGTACCTTCAATCAGATGCTTCGCTATGAGGCTTACAACTACAACAGTGGTAAGCGCACAGATGAGCCTACGCTAGATGAAATTACTGACAAGACAAACAAGTTCTTCATGCTTCGTGCGTTCAGTTCTATCACGATGCCAGTTGCTATTAGCCCAGAAATGGACTTCTATCAGCAGACATACCGCCAGTTCCTAAATCAGTACGGTCCAGGCGAGGCAGAGGCTAGATTCCTTGAGATGTACCCAGATTACTTTGAGGCTACGGTTAGCCTTTCTAAGTCACCTGGCAGCCTTGAGGCTAACATGGATACAGTTAAGAACCTTAAGAGATTCCGTGGGCTTATGGCAGAGGCTGAAGCCTCAGATAACCCAGAACTTATTGGTTTCTTGGCTAATGACTTTGATGGTCAATACACCTTTAGTCAGGCTGCATATCAATGGCAGTACCGCCAAGGTGCATATCCTGGCTCTAAGAACACATATCGCCAGAATCGCAGCCCTGAAGAATTGCTACGCGATGCAAACATCAAGCGTGGTTGGACTCAGTTCAACTCACTCATGGGTCAGATTAACGCATACAAGATTCAGAACGGTATCGTTTCTGATGATGACCCACGCATGGAAATGATTAATGGCGCTAAGCAACTATGGACTCGTGCGCAGGCAGAGGAAAACTTTGACTGGTATTCAGAGTACATCTCACCAGACCGTGGTAAGTACGAGCGCCGTGCGCTTGTACTAAAGAAGGCTCTAAGCGACAAGAACTGGATGGCACAAAATGGTGACCGCCCAGTTGTCAAGGCTATGGCTACATACCTTGATGCCCGCGACCAACTTGCTTCCATACTTAAACAGCGTGATGCTGCTGGTGGTTCTGCAATGTTATCGGCTCAAAGCAATAAAGATATTGTTTATGTACTTGACCAAATCAAGCAACAACTAATTGCTGAAAGCCCAGAGTTTGAACAATTCCTAAATCGTTACTTCATCAATGATACGGTGGTAGTTTAATGGCAACAGACAAAAAGCCTAAGACAGAATCAGGCACACCTGCTGGAACAGGCAAGCCTGCTGGTGGTGTAGACCTTGCAGCACTCCTAAAAGAGTACGCCACTATGGGTGGCAATGTACCCAAGGGTCCACAGTTTACTGCTCAAGATGCAGAGGCTTATGTCCAAAACATCTACAACCAAATCCTTGGTCGCAATGCCGTAGGTGCTGAACGCACTAAGGCTATCAGCATGTTTCTTAACCAATCTGCCCAAACAGATGTTGCTGGTCGTCAGGCTGCCGTTACCGAGATGGTGCAACAGACCCCAGAGTTTCGCACACAGCAAGAGAACCGTTACCTAGATGCTATCTATAACGAGGTATTGCAGGATGTTAGAAGGGCGAAGGCAATTTAAATGGCAGAGCGTTATTCTAAAGAATTTGAAACTCCTGAAGAAGCAGTAAGGGTTATCGGCACTGCCATTTATCAAAATGAGCAGATTATTAAAAGTTCTAAATCAACCAGCCCTGAATTCAAAAAAGCAAAAGCAGCGCTAGTTAAACTCCGTGCTGAGTTCAAGAAAGCCAGCGATGCGGTAGATACTAAGCGTGCTGCTGAGAAAAACAAAAAACCAGTAGTAAATGCTGCGGATGCTAAAGAACAGTATGAGCGTGAAGTTGCTCTAGGAAAGACACCAACCGCCCGCTACGGCGCAGATGGTTCATCTCTTGTGCCTGGAACTGATGCTTACTTTAAAGGTACAACCGATAAGCCATCAGCCCCTGTTAAAGCAACAACACCTACAGGTGATAGTTACACTGGCTCTGGAACAAAAGACAAGCCATTAGAACTTAATGGCGCACCATTTACTGGCACCTACAAAGGCAAAAAGTATGAGAATGGAATCCTTGTAACAGAGCCAACCAAGACTGCTTCTGGTAAAGGTACTGGAACTGGTACTGGTACGGGTGATGGTGATGGCACCAAGGAAGATAAAACAAAATGGGTTTCTTACCTACGCTTGGTCTTTAACACCGTAGAAGATAAAAAGCAAAAGGCTCAGATTGATAAACTTTTTAACGATGCACTAAAGTTTGGTTGGAGCGAAGCAACATTCATGGAGAACCTTAAGGGTACTCTATGGTGGCAAAACAACTTTGCAAGTTTCCGTCAGTTCATTCTAGAAAGCAAAGACCCACGCAATGCTGGAACTTTTGCTGAAAAAGTCAAGAACAACATGGATTCCATTACTTCAAAGATTGAAGCACTTGGAATTGCACCGCGTTCAGTTGACCCAGTAACAGGCAAAGTTATTGATAACACCAAATTTATTGAAGGTATTGCACTAGAAGCAATTAAAAATAATTGGACTGATGACCAACTAGAAAACTACCTTTCTACAAAAAGCAATATAATCTTTACTGGTGGTGGAACCCTTGGCTCATATCTTGACCGTATTAATAATACTGCTTATTTATACGGTGTAAAACTTGATATTAACATGGAAAATGCCATTAATACTTCTTTGCTTGACCCATTAGATGGTCGTGATTTTAATTATTGGAATAATAGTATTAAACAAATGGCTATTGATGCTCCAGAGAATAAACCATTTGCTGAATCACTCAAGGCTGGTCGTAGCCTTTATGAAGTAACCACAAGTTATAGAAATCAGATGGCTAATTTACTTGAGGTTGATTCTGCAGCCATTACATGGGATGACCTTATGAGCAAGGTTGTTGATAAAACAAACGGCAATGCTCGTACATTTGCAGACTTTACTAAGGCTCTCAAACAAGACCCACTATGGCAATACACTAGAAATGCGAAGGAAACCTATAGTGGTATGGCACTTGACTTGGCTAAGATGTTTGGATTTGCAGGGTAATCATGGTTATAGCAAACGACATAATTAAACTACAAAAAGATATGGGGTTAATGTAATGGCACTACAGGCATATGACCCAACAAAAGGATACTTGGTTCCAGTTAGTCAAGCAAGAGTAGTTGCGTATGTAATTGACACAGAAACTGGAAAGCGCTATTCAACTGTTGCCGAAGCAGAAAAGGCTATTGCCGAAGCAAGTGCTGCTAATACTCCTAAACCTAAAACAGTAACATCTACAACATATGAGGGTTCTGGAAAAAATAGAGTAAAAGTAACAAAATATTCTGATGGAACTGAAGAAAGAGTTGCCGAACCAGAAGCAGTAGACACTGCTGCTAAACGGGTAATTACTGGGTCTGGTACTAAAAATGACCCACTAAAAGTAGATGGCAAAGTATTTAGTGGAACACTACCAGAAAATAATGTTTATTATGAAAATGGAGTTATATTTGTATACACGCCTCCAGCATCAGAAGGAAAAACGGTAGCACCATTAACTCCTACTGATAAAACTTTTTTTGATAAAACAATTAATGAGATTGTTTCAACTGGTGGAAAAACAGATATAGGATATACATTTGGTACGCCAACTGGCGAACCTATGCCTGGAAGCGTTGTCCCTTCTGCAACTGGTATGAAAACATTTAACTACACTCCAGTATCATCTATGTCAGAGGCTCAGAAAAGAACATACGGAATAGTTCTTTCTGACCCTAATATAGATGCAGTATTTTTTGACCAAGATACTGGAACTATGTACTACCGTTTTAAAGATGGCAGTCGTGGTGCGGGAGATAAAGGCGCATTTTATCGTGACCCATTAGGCAATATAAGACCATCTTCAGAAATACCATATAACTATTCTACTGGTTTTTATGCTAGTGGTTCTGGTGGTGTAGTATCTCAACCATATGCACCTTTTAGTGTATATGAAGGAGTCCCTGGGGTTTCAGCGCAAGGAAATGCTACAACTGGTTCGGGCACAGTTTCTGACCCATTATTAGTTAATAATAAAGTTTTTAACGGAGTTTTTAATGGAGTAACTTATGTCAATGGTGTAGCACAAGGAGTAGATTCATCTAGCACTAGTACAAAAGCATTAACTGCAACAGATATTGAAACCAAAGCCCGCCGTACTGCACAACAGGATTTCAAGGCAGCCCTTGGTGAACTTGGTCTAGCAGACTTGGCTGACACAGTAGATGAGATGATTACAAAAGATTTTACTGTTGCACAAATTAAAATGGAACTGCCAAAGACTGCTGCTTACCAACTCCGTTTTCCTGGCATGGCAGCCCTTAGAGCAGCAGGTCGTGTTATCAATGAAGCAACCTACATATCCAATGAGAAGGGATACCTTCAGACATTGCGTGCTTATGGCTTAGATACAAATATCCTTGGAAGCCGTAGCGCACTTGGCACATACATAGCCAATGAAGTTTCTCCTCGTGAGTTTGAGGAGCGAGTTAACCTTGCTTCAACACGAGTTAATGAGAATCCAGAAGTATTAGAAACATTTAAGTCTTTTTATCCAGAGGTTGATAAGAGCGGTGTTATTACATACCTGCTTAATCCAAAGGCTGGAATGGCTGTTATTAAGAAGCAGGTTCGCACCTCTGAAATCGGTGCTGCTGCTGCCTCTGCAGGATTTGCTCGTGACCTTATGGGCATCAGCAACATTGAAACTCTACTACCAGCAGTTGGTGAAACAGCATACGCTGGACTTAGAACAGAGTTCCAGAGAGCGCGACAACTGGCGCAGAATCAACGCCGACTAGCACAGATTGAAGGTCAGCAATATAGCGACCTTGAAGCAGTCGGAGCAATCGTTGGAGATGATGCAGCCAAACTACTTGCCTCTGAACGCCGCGCTGCTCGTGAGGCAGCCCGCTTCAGCGCACGCGGTGGCGTTACTGGCGCATCGCTTGCAAGTCCAACAGCAATATAAAGAATCCCCACCCTGACCGACCAGCCCAGGGGGGCGTATAAGTCTGGAAGCAATAGCCAATGTAGTTTCCCCGAATTGCATTGTGGATTGCGAATACAACTAAAACAAAGGGAGATAGGTAGATGGCTACCAATTACGAATACGATGACGAAGATGACGACACTACTACAGATGTTGTCGGACAACTCCGCAAAGTAAACCGTGCGCTTGAAAAGCGTGCAAAAGAACTAGAACAGGAGTTGAGCGGTCTGAAAACTCAGACCCGTCAGCGTACTGTCAAGGATGTACTACAGGCTAAGGGATTAAACCCAAAGATTGCAGCATTTATCCCACAAGATATTGATTCCTCTGAGGAGGCAATCACTAACTGGGTGAATGAATATGGCGATGTATTTGGAATCCAAACTCCATCTGAGGAAAAGCCTGCAGCAAAGAATCCAGAAGTTATGGCACAAGCAAGAATCAATAACATCGCTGCAACTGGCACTGCGCCAGATGTAGATGAAGATGCGTTTGCAAAGATTGCTGGAGCCAAAACTAAAGAGGATTTAGACGCACTCCTTGGTTTGAATTAAACAACCCATACATCAACCAATCACCAGGAGGTGAACCCACATGGCATATACCGACACCTCGGCTCTCGCTGGTCTAGTAAAGACAGCGTATGACCGTTATGTTGAATTTGCCCTCCGCGCTCAGCCGATGATTCGTGCTGTTGCGGATAAGAAGCCTGTACAACAGGCTATGCCAGGCAACTCCGTTGTATTCTCACTCTACAACGACTTGGCAGCAGCGACTTCTACGCTATCTGAAACAACAGATGTAGATGCAGTTGCACTTAACAATGTTGACACAGTTTCCGTAACTCTTAACGAATACGGCAACGCATCACTTGTTACCCGTAAACTACAGTTGTTCTCACTCTCAGATGTTGACCCTGCAGTTGCAGACATCATCGCTTACAACATGGCTGACTCTCTTGACACAGTGGCACAGAATGTCCTTGTCGCAGGCACCAATGTTATCTACGGCGGAACCCGCACATCCACAGCGACCATCACAGCATCAGACACCATTGATTCTGCTGACCTTCGCAAGGCTGTTGCTAAACTTCGCTCAAACAAGGCTGTTCCTCGTGCAGGCAGCCTCTACTGGGTTGGTATTCACCCAGAAGTTTCACACGACCTCCGCGCCGAAACTGGCTCGGTTGGCTGGCGTGAGTCGCACCTACACACCGATGCTTCACTCGGCAACTTGTTTGCTGGTTCCATCGGAACATACGAAGGTGCCTTCTACATTGAAAACCCACGCATGTACTCTGCTAAGTCAGGTGCAGACCAGACCGCTCTTGCTACCACAGCAGTAACTGTTGCTGGTACATCAGCAGGCTTCACCTTTGGTGTTGCTTCTTCTTCAGTAATCGCTACTCGTGCAGAAGTTGGCGACAAGATTGCTGGAACTGGTATCGCTTCAGGTGCAAAGATTACTGCACTTTCAACATCAGGTTCAACAACCACAATCACTGTTGACACCGCTAACACAGCAGCAGTTACAGCAACAACCGTTGTAACTGTAACTCCAGTAACTCGCGTATTCTCAACCATCCTTTGCGGAAAGCAAGCGTTGGCAGAAGCCGTTTCACAGGAGCCAAATGTTGTTATCGGTCCAGTGACTGATAAGTTGATGCGTTTCCGCCCAATCGGATGGTACGGTGTTCTCGGATGGAGCATCTATCGTCAGGATGCGCTATATCGCATTGAAACTGGTTCTTCAATCGCTGCTCTCTAGTTGATTGACTGTCAGGCAGAGCCTTGAAACTCTGCTTGGCGGTGAGTCCATTAAGGAGGATTCATGTCAATGTATTACTTCACTACCCCTACGGTAGATGAAACTCCTGCAGGGGATAACATCCTCTTTGCTCGCTACAAGATAGCCCGTGGAATCTCAGTCTTGCGTTTAAACGGTGTATATTCCTCATACAGATACCCAAGTCAGATATTGACTAATACCGCAGAGGAGTACTACGCAGGTGGTACTACAACCTTAATTACACAACAGACAGCCGATGCGCTAACAGCACAAGGCTACGGAGAGTACATAACACCAGCATGAGCCTACATCAACAGCAGACCCACCCAGAATTTGTAGAAGGTTGCTTTGGCTGCAAGGTCAGCACCTTGACTATGAACACTGGCGATGCCAATTCAAACCTACAGGTTTCATCTCGCAAGTGGGATAAAGAATTGCAGGCATATAGAGATGCCCGCTCTCAGGGCATACAGCCCGCAGGAACCAGCATGAAGAAGGTTCAAGAAGCAGTAAGAATTTCAAACGAAACAGGTAAGGCATACGGAGCATAGGGAGGAATAATGGCTGCTCGCAAACCACGCAAGAAAGCAGCGCCAAAGCGCGTGCGTACAGTCAAAGATGAGTCATATACAGAACTAGAAATGTACTGTATTTGGCTTAACGAGTATTACAGGTCCCTAATTAAAGCAGGCTTTAGTTCCGAATTAGCCTTGTCTTTTGTAATGGAAAAGAGTTCTTATCCAAGTTGGGTGAGTTACAAAGCACCTTCTGAGGATGAGATTAAACGGATGCTGGAAGATGAAGATGATGACTGAACCTATCGTTCCAGAACCGATGTGGGGACTGCCCTCTCCCACCATAGAAGATGAGGACATTTACGAAGATGAGGAAGAATAATGTGCGTTGAGTGCAACTGCTTCGGAACTGTTACCCCCTACGGTGTAGGTGGCAGAACCCCAACAGAACTACCAAAGGCTCCTAATGTAGCCATTTACAACAAACCAATTATCCGTATTGGCGAAACCCCTATGTCCAAGATGGAAGAAGATGACATGGAGGATTACGACTAATGAAGAAGAAAGCAGCAGCCAAGAAAGTTGGCAAAGTAATGGGCGAGTACAAGCGTGGAACCCTTCACTCAGGTAAGGGTGGACCCGTTGTTAAGTCCAAGAAGCAAGCCGTTGCTATCGCTATGAGCGAAGCAGGAATGGCAAAGAAGAAGGCTGCAAAGCGTGGCGGAAAAAAGAAGTAAGCGCGACCCGCGCCTAGCGCGGGCTGGCGTATCTGGTTTTAATAAACCAAAGCGCACGCCAAGCCACCCAACTAAATCACATGTTGTGGTTGCGAAAGAAGGCAGCCAAGTTAAGACCATCCGTTTTGGTCAGCAGGGCGTAACTGGCGATAGACAGCCAACAAAACGCCAAAAGTCATTTAAAGCACGCCACGCAAAGAACATTGCCAAAGGCAAGATGAGCGCAGCGTATTGGGCAGACAAGGTGAAATGGTGAAAGGTAAAGCATTTTGGGACAAGAAGAATCCAAAAAAGACATCTACAAGACTTACTTCTGCACAGAAGGCTGCTGCCAAGGCTCGTGCAAAGGCTGCGGGTCGGAAGTATCCGAACCTAGTAGATAACGCTGCAGTGGCTCGCAAGGCTAAGAAGAAAGGCAAGTAATGGCAACAGGAGTAGCAGGAAGTACCCTTACGGGAGAACTTAACCGTCTAGCCAATGGCGGTACATACCCCGTTTATACGGCTTACGATGCGCCACAGGGCGCTGCTAATGCGTGGGCTGGAACAACTGGCAAAGGACTTATTGCTGCCCTCAATTACAAGGCTAGTTCTACTCGCCAGCCAAATGACTATAAAGGTTTAAACGCTATCTGCAATGAACTTGCAAATACATCTGGATTATCAGCCGTGGCTGCATTAAGGAGCATTGACCTATGAGTACATTTTCTCAACTAGCAGACCGTGTTGAGGCTGTACTGCATGGCTATACAGAGAACACAGAGCCAGCAACATGGCTAGTTGGCAACGCCACTAGCACAGCAACTACCTTAAGTGTTTACGATGCTTCAGTCATTGGTCGTGGTTATGTACAGATTGATGACGAAATTGTATTCGTCAACTCAACAGACAATGTGGCTAACACTTTAACGCTTGCCCCATGGGGTAGAGCGCAGCGTGGAACAAGTGCTGCTTCTCATAATGAGAACGCTAAGGTTGTCATGGGTCCATTGTTCCCACGACAAGAGATTAAGAACGCCATCAACAACACCATTGACTCTATGTACCCAAGCGTATTTGCCGTAGGTACTTATGACTTTGATTATGTAGCAGCACAGTACTCATACCAGATTCCTGCTGCAGTACAGAATGTTCTATCAGTTACCTACTCCATCGTTGGTCCTTCCAAGGAATGGTTCCCTGCCCGTGCATGGCAGTTAGATAGAACAGCAGACTCAGATGCTTTCAGCACCACAAAGAGCCTATCTGTTTACTCAGAGATTGTTCCTGGACAAACCGTACATGTCACCTATAGCAAGCGCCCAACGCTGCTCACTAGCGACAATCAAGAGTACGAAACAGTTACAGGCTTTCCATCATATTCGGAAGATGTTGTCATCTATGGCGCAGCCTTCCGCATGATTTCATTCTTGGACCCTTCACGCCTTGGTCCTCAGTCTGCAGCAGCAGACATTCTTGATGGCGTGCGCCCAAATGGTTCTGGGCAGAACGCCTCCAGATTCTTGTACAACATTTATCAACAGCGTTTAAACGAAGTGGCGAATAACCAACGCCGTCAATATCCAATCCGTTCGCACTATCAGAGATAAGGTAGAAAATGGCAGCAGGCGACCCAGGCTCACCAGCGCGGTACTACTCCTCAACCGCAGTAGAAACCGCCTTACAGTCATCTATCCCCGCACAGTCGCAGGGGCAGTCAAACACATCATTCATTGTCGCATCCATTAGCGGATTCCCGACATCATATCCATACACGCTGATTGTTGACCCAGATACCTCTAAAGAAGAAGTTGTCACTGTTACCTCTGGTAGCAGCACAACTCTTACAGTAACTCGTGGTGCTGACAATACTCAGGCTGTAGCCCATTCTGCTGGTGCAGTAGTTCGTCACGGTGTATCAGGTCGTGACTTCCGTGAGTCACAGAACCACATCGCAGCCCGTGGCTATGACATTGACCAAGCGATTCTTACTGCTGCTAACCAAACCCATGTTCATGGCATTGCCACTGGTGATGGCGTAATCGTTGGTACTGACAAAGAGCAGACATTAAATAATAAAACTATCGGTGCTAATGGTCTTAAGTTTGAAGGCGCAACAACCAATGCCTTTGATACAACCCTTAATGTTGAGGACCCAACAGCCAATAGAACTATTACATTCCCTAATACCAGTGGAACTGTAACAATCAATGATGCAGCACAGACCCTAAGCAATAAGACTCTAGGCTCAAACCTTCTTGCTGCAACATACAAGATTACTGGTCTTGGCGACCCATCATCTGCACAAGATGCAGCAACAAAGAATTATGTTGATACTGGCGTATCAAGCGGTGTAGCACAGGCTGCAGCAAGTGCTGCTGCTGCTGCAACTAGCGCAACTAGCGCTTCTAACAGTGCCACTGCTGCTGCCACATCAGCAACAAGTGCAGCCAACTCAGCAACAGCCTCTGCCTCCAGTGCAAGCGCTGCTGCTACTTCAGCATCTAGCGCAGCAACCTCTGCTACTGCTGCAGCCACCTCCGCAACTTCGGCTGCTGCCTCAGCCACGGCTGCTGCTACCAGCGCTACAAGCGCTGCTGCAAGCGCCACTGCTGCAGCAACCAGCGCTACCAGTGCTGCTGCTTCAGCAACAACTGCTGCTGCTTCTGTTGCAACGATTGCAGGCTACGCTGCTGCTGCTTCTACAAGTGCTACAAGTGCTGCTAACAGCGCAACGGCTGCAGCAACTTCTGCCACCTCTGCTGCTAACTCAGCAACTGCTGCAGCAAACTCCGCAACTGCTGCTGCTACAAGTGCTACAAGCGCAGACAGCGCAGCATCTATTGCTATCGCTCAGGCTTCTAACGCAAGTGCTTCTGCATCAGCAGCAGCAACTAGCGCTACATCGGCTGCTAACTCTGCTACGGCAGCAGCAACATCTGCTACCTCTGCAGCAGCAAGTGCAACCGCAGCAGCCACTTCTGCAACAAGCGCTGCCTCTAGTGCAACATCTGCAGAGGCTGCTTGGGATTCATTTGATGACAGATACCTTGGACCAAAGGCTTCTGCGCCTACAGTAGATAATGACGGAAACCCTTTGACTGCGGGTGTAATTTATTACAATACAACAGATGGAAATATGTATGTCTACTCAGGTAGCGCCTGGGTAGTCTTTACTTCATCTGGTGACATCACTGCAGTTAACGCGGGCAACGGACTCCAAGGTGGAGGAACATCGGGCAGCGTAACTCTTGGGCTAGACACAAACGCCAAGGGTGATTTAATTGTTGGTACTGGAAATGATACATCGGCTATTCTTTCAGTAGCCTCAACTAATGGTTACTTGCTTTCTGTAGCCAGCACAACAGCAACTGGCTTACAGTGGATTGCTGCTCCATCAGGCGGTAGCCAAGTCAAGATTGATGGTGGCGCAGCCACAACTTATGATTACATTGACTTTGTTGGTATGGGTACCAGCACAGCAACTACTGGTACAGTTAATGTATCGCCAATTACGGTAACAGATGCTGACCCAGGAAAACGAATCTTTGTTGGAACAACCACACCTACATCTCCAACAAACGGTGATGTATGGATTGATGAATCCGTAGATACAGACCCAGACTTAAGAACTATGACAATAATGGGAGCATACTAATATGGCAGTTAAAAGATATGACAGCGCCACTTCGTCGTGGGTAACAGTTGCTGGGGTGGGGTCACAAGGTCCCGCTGGTACTAATGGTACTAATGGTACTAATGGAAAGATATTGCAGGTTGTTCAAGGAACTTACTCAACTGCAACTACCATTGCTTCACAGACATACACCGATACTGGTCTAACTGTTAGTATTACACCATCATCATCTTCAAGTAAAATTTTATTACTAGTAAGTCAAATGGTATATTGGTATCGTGAAGCAGATGAAGCAGGTTCTTCAATTAGATTAATGCGAGATTCAACTTCAATTTTAGATAATTTTGGTGTTCGCGGTAATCAATTTCATCGTTTTTTAACAAGCGTAACTGAAGAATTAGTAGAGCACGCAACACAGTGCGGTCTTGTTTATTTAGATTCTCCATCTACAACTTCAGCAATTACTTATAAAACACAAGGAAGGGTAAAAAATACCGCCAACGTAGGTACTTTAATTTGTCAAGAAAGTTCAACAACAAGTACAATAATTGCAATGGAGATAAGTGCATAATGAATGAATTAGATATTAGTAAAGCAATTCAATATCTCAAGCCAAATGCTGAATTTTCATTTGAAGGAACAGATTATTCAACAATTAATTGGCACGTTTTAGAAGGTTCTGCACCAACTTGGTTAGAAATTGAAGCCGCTCATCAAGCAATTAAAACAGCAGAATTGCAAACTGAAGTAGAAGTTCAAGCCCAACGCCAAGCCTTGCTAGATAAACTTGGCATTACCGAAGAAGAAGCAAAACTCCTCCTATCATAGAAAGGTATGTAGTAACTAATGGCTACAACATCTAAGGTACTGGCTCGCACAGCAGCAGCCACTACAAGCACAACCCTATACACCCAACCAAATACCTCAACCATTACGGTTGTCACAAATGTATTGGTAACTAACACCACTGGCAGCACAGCAAACTTTACTCTTGCTTTTGCTGGTACAACCTCAGCATCATCAGTATCTGTTGGTGCCTATGACACTACAGTAATTGACTTGAAGCAGGTAATTCCAGCATCTAATCCAGCAGCAACCATCACTGGCTCTGCCTCTACTACTGGTGTAAACTTCCACATCAGCGGAGTGGAGATTGCATAGTGGCTCCCGTATATAAACTATCTACTTCTTCTTTTAGGAGTAGAACTTCATACGGAAGTATGCTTGCGGGTAATACTGCTTATGAACTTCCTGGCGACTTTCAATCCATCGCTACTGTATCTGTTAGTAGTGGTGGTGCTGCCAATGTGGAATTTACTTCTATACCTGCTACTTATCAACATTTACAAATAAGAGCAATAACTAGAGAAACAAATGCTACATTTCCAGGATTCTCTTATTTACAAGTTAATAATGATACAGGAAGTAATTACGCGGTTCATTTACTTTCAGCAAATGGTAGTTCAGCAAGCGTTGGACAAGCAACTTCACAAAGTATTATGTACACTGGTCCAGTAGGCTCAACAACTTCTAACACATTTGGTAGTATGATTATAGATATTTTAGATTATACAAGCACTAGCAAATATAAAAATTTTAGATATTTCACTTGCGCTACTAATAATAGCAGTGGAGAAATGCGTTATGGTAGTGGATTATGGTACAGCCTTAACGCAATAACATCTATCAAGTTATTTGGCAATAATGGAAATTGGCAACAATATTCACATTTTGCTCTTTATGGAATAAAGGCGGTATAAAAATGCCAGCAACATACGAACCAATAGCCACGACAACAGTTTCAACTGCCAGTGCTTCTGTTACGATGTCATCTATTCCATCTACTTATACTGATTTAATTGTAGTTGCTTATGCAACAGACTCTACAAGTGAAGGTATGGGTATGTATTTTAATGGAGATACTGGAAGTAATTATAGTTTTATGTATTTTTATGATAATGGTAGCGGGGGGGTTGCAACAGGTCAAAATTTAAATACGACTAGAATTAATTTTTCTAATCTTTCCTCAACTATTTCTCTCTATAAAGCACATATTTTAAATTATTCTAATACAACTACTTTTAAAACAGTCTTTTCTAATGGTGGCTTAGCGCCTGAATATGTTATTGCTTATTCAGGAAATTGGAGAAGCACAGCAGCAATTAATTCAATTACCTTTAATGTATCAAGTGGAACTATAGGCGTAGGTTCAATTTTTACTATCTATGGAATAAAGGCGGCATAATGGCATCCACCTATATATTAATAGCCAAGACAACACTAACTACTTCGCAGTCTAGCGTAACTTTTAGTTCTATTCCTCAAACTTATACAGACCTAATTTTACATCAATCTGCTATGTCTAATGTTAGTACTAGTTTAGCAGGAAATTACAATATAGAATTTAATGGTGTTACAACTGGATATTCAGGTAGGCGCATTTATGCCGACCCTAGCGGTGGTGCCGCAAGTGATACTGGAACACCTAAATGGGCTGGGTTTATACCTGGTACTGGAGCAACTCAAAATGTTCCTAATAGTTGTACTCTTTATATTGGAAATTATACATCTAGCAATTACAAACCTTGGAAATTAGATGTGGTTGTAGAAAATCAAACTTCAAGCGCATACGAAGGTTTAGGTACTAATTTATGGAGCAATACCGCTGCTATCACATCAATAGTATTGAAAGATATTTCATCAGGTGCTAATACAGGTAGTTTCCTTGCAAATTCAACCTTCACTCTATACGGAATCAAGAACTCATAAGAAAGGAAAACAATGCCAACCAAACTAATCGTAGACTGTAGCACTGGGATTACCACAGAGGTAGAACTTACCGCTGAAGAAATTGCACAGCGTGAAGTAGAAGCAGCAGCCTTTGCTGTAGCAGAAGCAGAACGCATCGCAGCAGAAGAAGCCAAGGCACAAGCCAAGGCATCTGCTGAGGCTAAACTAGCAGCACTCGGTCTAACCGCAGAAGAAATCGCAGCACTAGGTAAGTAATGAATGACATTGACTGGGCTGCCCACAACGCAGCCCATAAACAATGGATTCAAGAAGGCAAGAATAAAGCCTATATCTGCCCCAAGTGTGGCGGAACCATTCGTGATTGGACATCAATTTAAAGGAGCAGCATGGTAGACAGCAGACCACCCGATATATCTGAACGCGTAATCATTGACCTATCGGGTCGCATCTCCAGTTACTACGACCCAACCACATACAAGTATGACTTTGCTATTGGTGGCATGCCTTTCATTGCAGCGATTACAGATAACACTCCGTATCGCCGTCAGACTGCAGAGTTTCGTACTCAGCGTGTAGACCAACTACGCGACCCAGGTGAGCAGTCACTCTCAGGTTCAGGCTACTGGATTCGTAGCCAATCATCATTCCACTTAGGAACAGGCAGCACATACCAAGAGCCAATCACTGGAACCTTAGAGGAAGCACGCTTCCGCTTTAGTTCATCTGTTGGCATCAACCCTTGGACTCCAGGCAGAATCTCTCTGCTTCGCAGAACATTCCTACAGGAGGCAGTAACTGGCGATAGCCGTGTGTTTAATACCATCATTGGTGGCATTGAGTATCTGATATTGGTTAAGTATTCATCTGCTGAAGCAATCCGTGTCCTAAGAATCAGAGTTAGTGATTATTCAGAAACAACCATCATTGACAATACTGCCATTACTGAAAACATCATAGCCGTTGGTATGGGTGGTAATGACCTAATGATGGTTACCCCAACAAAAGTATGGCGGTATTCATTTGATGCTACTTCTCCATCGCTACATCAAGACTATGCAATCAATACGGCAAATGCACAAACAGCAACCATTGCCTATGTTAAAAACCGTTTCATGCTTGGGTTTCATGATACAAACAAAAACACATTTGTCTATGAAATCAATAGAAACTCTGGCGCATCAATCAACCTCAGCACTCTTACCCCAGTTAATGGCAGCAGCACCATGCCAACTGGCTACACCTTTAGGGCTATAACAGAAGCAGGTGCTGCAATCTATGTTGGTGGATTTTCTGGCGAGCAAGGCAATATCTACAAGATTACTGTTGCAAATGATGGAACTTTAAACACTATGACTAGCGTAGTAACGCTGCCAAGTGGAGAAGAAGTAACTGGTTTGCTTGGCTACCTTGGAACTTATGTTGCCATAGGAACTAGCAGAGGTTTGCGTATCGCAATAGCCAATGAAGTTGGCGACCTTTCTTACGGACCACTTATATTTGAAAACAACCTAGGTGTATTCAAGATGAGCGCATACAGCAAGTTCATTATTGCTGGTGTTGACTCTGGCGTTGGTGGCTACTCTGGCGTATACCGTGTTGACTTATCATCACCCTTATCAAATGGCGCTTATGCCTATGCTACTGATGTCTATGCAGAATCCACTACTGGCAAGGTAGAAGGTGTCTGTAACTTAGGTGATGGCAGAATTGCTTTCTGTGTAAACGGCGATGGTCTATTTATTGAGCATGCCACTGAACTTGTTGAATCAGGTGAACTAACCACAGGTATTATCCGTTACGAAACCCTTGAGAACAAAGCATGGAAGCGTTTAAAACTACGCACCGAAGGTACGCTACAAGGCGACATTGATATTTTCCGTGTAGAAAACGGAGTAGATGCAGCCTTCCGTACCGTGGCACAAGGGAGTACTACTGATTATGACTACGACTTGTCATCGGTTTTTGAAGATGTTGGAGTTGAAGCGCAGTTTAAATTCCGCCTCAATCGTAATGATACAACTGCCACGACTGGTGCTGTTATTTACGGTTACTCTGTTAAGGCTCTGCCTACTCCTACCCGCGCTCGTGTTATTCAAATTCCTGTCTTTTGTTTTGACTCCGAGCGTGACCGCAATAAGAACATTATGGGCTTCCAAGGCTATGCACTCGGCAGACTCCAAGCACTGGAGCAGATGGAAGCGCAAGGCGAAACTGTAATCATTCAGGATTTCACTGCTGATGGAGAACCTATTGAAGCAGTGATTGAGCAGGTGTCTTTCACCCGCACAACCCCACCATCTGGAAACTTCTCAGGCTACGGTGGAATTTTAATGATAACCGCACGCACTGTCGTATAAACACTTAAGGATAGAAACATGACTCCTGCTGATTGGGCTACTATAGCCGTGTCCGTAACCACCCTCATTGGCGCTCTAGCCATGGGTGTTAAGCATCTAACTAAACACTACTTGTCGGAACTCAAACCCAATGGCGGGTCAAGTCTTAAAGACAAGGTTAATAGCCTTGAACACAAAGTTGACCTATTAACCGAACTAGTCAAAGAAGTTTTGAGGAAGTGACCGATGAACAAACCCAAGGTTGCCAAGTCTGCCAGCCCTGCTGCCATGTCCATGCTACGCCAGGCGACTGCCCTTGCACCCCTACGCAAGAAAGCCTCAGACGGGTTACTCCCTTCCACTGCACATTTAAAACTAAGTCCTAACTCAGACCACAACACAGGTCTTGCGGTAGACTTAACCCATGACCCCGCAAACGGAATTGACTGTCACGAGATATTTCAGAAACTCAAAGAAGATAACCGAGTGGACTATCTCATCTTCAACGGAAAGATTTGGTCACGGAAATACGCCAAGCAGGGTGACCGAAAGTATACGGGTAGTAATCCGCATAACAAACACCTGCACTGTTCCATCAAGCCAGAGTTTGCCAACGATACAAGCCCTTGGTTCTGGTGGAAAAATCAACCAAGCCTAGCCAAGCAGATAGTGGCAGAAGCCATCGGTTCATCACCTAAGAAAAAGCCTGCAAAGGTTGTATCTGAAGTATGCACCTGCTGCAAGGTTCATGGTTTGGCTAACAAGAAAGGCAAATAATGGAAACACTAAAGCAAGTATCGCTCACATGGTTCCGTGCTGCAGCATCTGCTGCAATCGCGCTCTACCTCGCTGGCGAAACCGATTTGAAAACACTAGGCATGGCTGCCCTTGCAGGCTTCCTCGGTCCAGTGTTGAAGTGGTTGGACCCTTCCGCGAGCGAATTCGGCAGAGCAAAATAACTTAATACTGTTTAAACAAAAAGACCCCCGCCGTCAAGAGAAATCTTGATAGCGGGGGTCTTTTTTTATTTAGTTGTCCGTTAGTAGAAAGTACCCTGAAATAACTTCCCCTATTACTTCAAGGCGTGCCGACAGTATCAAGTGGAGTAGGTGCTGTCAACTCAGCGCCACACAATGCGCACTCTGCTTCTGTAAACCACAAAACAATTTCGCCATCTTCAAAAATGCAATTAACTTTT